GAAGGGTCTTTACGCTTCGTGCGTTGTCGAAGTTGATGTAAGCGTCTACTGCTTGCTTGGCGGCAACTGGAACATCGAGCATGGTTGAGCTGTTAACTGCGTGTGAGATTGCTGTGCCTACGCCGGTAATACTTGCTGCGAGTGCTGATTGAATAGCAGTCTTGTGCTTGGAAGCGAGACCCTTTATGCGGTTCTCGTGGTCGTTCCCCTTAGTAAGCAAACCTTTTGGGGTATCGCTTATCTGCGCTTCCACAACATCTTCAGCCCAAGCAAGAACGCTGTCTGGCATTGGGACTGTTCCCTTGACCAAGAAGTAAGCGTCATTGTTTAGTTTGTCGGCTAGTTCTTCTTTAATCGTTACAAAGTCAAATGCTCGCCACTTGCCAGTCTTGTTACGAGACTTAACAAAGCGTGCGAACTCACGTAGTTCCTCGTCGTGTGCTGACTTGGCCTCTACCCTAGAAGTCGTCTCTTTGCTATCACCTTTGGGTGCTTCACTGACACTCGGTTGCTCTTTAGCTTGTGGGACGGCTTGCGTGTTCGCTTCTTCACTTGATGGTCCTGTCTGTCCGAGTGTTTCGCCTGATGAGTCTGTGGTTAGTTGTCCACTAAGGAATGTTGGACCTGAGGCTGTGAGGATGAACGGCTCGTCGGCTTCATTCATGTCAAACAACGGCATTCCAAGTTCCCCACGAGTGTCGTTAAGGGTAAGCATTCCAGCGTTGACTGCGGTTGATAGCGCCTTGTAGCGGTTCAGTTGATCCGTTGAGGATGCGTCGTTGGTAAGGCTGAAGGTAATGCTCTCGTCCATGCCAAGGTGCTGACGGCAGAGCGTGTTCACCATGTCCACAATGAAGTTAATCGTTGGCTTGGTGGATACTGTTTCGGCTGATTCTGTTTCGCCGTCGTGTGAGCCTTTGCCACCGCCGAGTCCGGCACGAGCTACAACACCAACTTGTGATGGGGCTACTCCGAAGATGGCTGCAATACGCTTGGCGATGAACTCGTCATAGTCAGACTTGTACTTCTCGTCAATCTGTGTTGTCTGCACTACCTTCGCTCCACCTGGGAGTGAACGGATTTGGTGACGGTTGGCAGTCATACCTGAGTAGTAATCGTTCAGGATTCTGTCGTTGTCTGCGAGCTGCCATAGTTCTAGGGCGCTGTCAGTCTCAAGGAACATTGCTGGGGTTGATCCTGCTTTGTATTCAGCAAGTAACCATTCTTGGCGGTTTACGTAAAGGTCGGTGTATTGAAGGCACTGCTCAACAGCAGAGAAGCCGTAAAGCATCTTTGTCTGTGGGTGTCCAATGAATACGTTAAGTGAGTCTGATGGGCGAACTGGTCCACGCTGTTCTTGTGAGTTGAACTGAGCGTTTACTTCGTTAAGCGGTGAAGCTGTGAACTCCCCACGGGGGTAGCCCCAAAGAATCTGCTGAAACGCAGGGTTAGGCCACGATGGAACTCGTCCCTTGTCGTCACGCAGAATCTTAATTGTTGAAGGATCGATCAAATCAAAACCGAAGCATTCCCCACCAAGGTTGTAGTTAGGGTAGACCACCACTTCGTCGTACACCAAGTAGTCCCACATAGCCTGGCTAATCCATGAGCGCCAGTTTTTGTATTCCAATGGGAATGGGTTGGCAAAGGCTTCTGTCATCTTGGCAACTTGGTCGCCAAACTTGTCACGAGCGATTGTTGCAGCCTTAGCGTGTGAGCAGTTTTCCGTAGCCATGATTTCGGCGATAGCGTCGTCAGATACTTCAAACGACCAGCCCATTTTGGTGATGTCGTCAATGCGAATAGTTATGCAACGAGAGATGATGTCTACGTTACGAGCAGCCCATTCCAGTTTGCCGAATGGCGCTGGCTCTTGAGTAATCATTAAGTTCTCAGCAACTTGGTACTGAGTAATGCGTGGTTCAGCTCGACCCGTTACTGGGTTGACTGGGTCAATAGCACCTGGGAAGAGTGGAGTACCAGGGTTGAACGCTGCACCGAATACAGATTGTGGGCGTTGTAGAGGTGTTGCTGCTACGACCTGCTGTGCCATGACTGGAACGCCGGTCTGAACAGGTGAGCCTTGTAGTTGACCTGCTTGCATAGCCATAGCCATAGGAGCGCCAGCCTTGTTGAGTTCATCCATTACGCCCTTGACAATCTCGGCTGTCTTGTCTTTACGGCTGAATAAAGCCACGTCTACCTCTTTTGGAATTGGGGGAAGCCAGCATTGAGACTGTTAATGCGTTGTTCGGTTGCTGGGTTGAACTTGTGAAAGCAGACCTTACAAGCTGTGTCGGTCTTGAGATTTGATGCGCCACACTTAGGGCATGACTGTGATGATCCAGAGAACGCAAGGTCGAACTTGCTCATCTGAGTGGTAAGCGAGGTAATGCCGTGAACGAGAGCATCAAGGCGGTCTGGTGATTCCCCTGAGTCTGGAACCCATTCAATCATCTGTGTCTCTAATGCGCTGAGGTTGCCTATGTGTGAAACTCGGCCTTGCTCATAGAGCGATGCGACTGGCTCACAACGAAGCCTTTTTCCGATTTTGGCTGTTACGCCAATGACGTTCATGTGTGGGTTGATTTGCCTAAGCGTGGTTTCAATAAAATCCCCACCCTGATTTTTTTCCACGACCACTTTATCGGCCTGATAATCCTCGTAGGCCAGATTGACTCGGTTAGACCAGCCCATTGGAGTGTCTTTGCAGCTCTTGTCTGCTATCACGTAGTAGCGACCATCGGCTCCTAGGCCAACAACAACAATTCCTGTTTCGTCACTATTCTCGCCTGATGTTACGGCTGGGTCAACGGCTACTACGACTCGTGTAAAGTCTGAGTAGTACTGCACCCTCTTATCGTCAATCATTGTCTGGGTGAATAATGCGCCAGGTGTGTCTAGTAGAAGTTCACCGTACAACTCTTGGCGACCAAGGCGTGTGCCTTCGTATCGTGACTTGAGTTCTGCCAGCGCAGCTTCAGACAGGTTTGCTGCATTATCGAAGGTGGAACCACGGGTAACGACTACAGAGCCGTCTGTGCGACTCATCCATTCTCGGATCAGTTTCGTTGGGCGAGGTGTGGTCGTGATGACCACCTGGGGATTACCGATGCGTAGTGCAGGGGCAAGTCCCTCAGTCCAGATTTCTTCGTATCTAAATGACGAAGCTTCGTCTAACCATGCACCAGACAAGTTAAGTCCACGAGCACGGTCAGGTTCGTCAGCTGATACAAGATGGATTCGTGAACCGTTGCTAAGGCTTATCTGCCCATTGCTTCGGTTGTAGAAATCACCTTTGTCTTTACGTAAGTCAACTGCTTTGAGGAATCCCGAAGGACCTTCAACGCAAGTTCGGCGTACGTCAGTAAATGTTGGGGCAACAATCGCCCACTCGGTGTTGGGATAGGTTCGAGCTTGTTCAGCCAGCCATCCAGCCCCTAAGAATGTTTTGCCAAATCCACGACCTGAGATTACAAGCCAGATTCGCCAGTCGCCTTCAGGTGGGAGTTGGTTAGGTCGGGCAAGTGTGCGGTAGCGAGAGTGCTTTAAGTCTTCAATCGCTTCACGAGATAGTAATTCCTGCTCTTTGAGTTTTAACTCTTTAAGCCTTTTGGTCTTGGCTAATCTCTGTTGTTCTATCGTCGTCACTTGTTTCCCCTAGCAATGCTTCAAGGCGTTGTATTTCCTTGTCCATGTAATCCATAGTGACAGTCTCGGTTTTTACAGGTGCGTCTAGGCCAAGCAATTTGGCTCGGCGATCCATAATGGCAAGTGTACGGTCAACTGCAAACAATGAAGATTTGTTGTTTGGGTCTAGTGCCTTCTCTAATGCCATTTCTACCAATGAGTCAAGGCGTTCGGTTTCGAGTCTGCGGTATTCGTCTACGGCCTCGGCTGGTATTGCAGCTAAGGCTCGCTGAACTCGATTGTAAGCAGTCGCTTTAGTAACGCCTAGGGAATCGGCTATCTTCTGGTACGTCATGCCCCTAGAACGCAATCTAAGTGCCTCTGTGTCGAGTATGGCTTGCTCTTCTGTGCGGATAAATCCTGATGGTGATGTTTGGGTCATTGTTTAGACACCTGCGTTTAGTTGATTTATCATTGGACAGAAAGAGCCAACAGTAACATACAAGACTACCATAAATGGTAACACCTTGCAATAGCAAGCGATTGAGTTGGTTACAGAAGTGTCTTGGGTTGAGCTTCAGCCCACGCCACTCGTGCCTCAATGATTGGCCAGTAGTCCTCAGTCATCTCACAACCCATCCAGTTAAAGCCTTCAAGTATTGCTGCGACTGCTGTTGTGCCACTACCCAAGAATGGATCAAGAACTGTGCCGTTGGGTGGAGTGACAAGTTTGACTAGGTAGCGCATTAAGGCTATTGGCTTGACTGTGGGGTGGATGTTTGCCTTTGGTTCTGTTTCCTTGCCATCAAGCGAGCCGTCTGTCCTGAACTTATAAGAACCCTGTTGTTCTTGTTTAGGCAATTCCCCTAGCCCAGCGTTGCGTTCGGACTTACTGGCTTTAGCGCAGTAGAAGAAGCGAGCTGCGGAGCCTGAGTCGCCGTAGTTGTCTGGGGCGTTGCTCAAGCCATCTCGTTCGTCGTCGCTACCAAGACCGACGCCGTTGTTACGAACTCGTGCTGTTGGTTCCTTGTATTTGCCGCCGCCCGTCATCGGAAACCTTTCCAGCACTTCCTCACTACCGTCATGGATTACGTTGGCAGGCCAGCGACCTGCGTTTATCTGAATAAATTGAGGATTATTCAGCCCAAGTTCGTAAGTTCCGCCTGCAGAACGGCCTCGTGTAATGGTTTCCTCGCTCCCCACCCTCGACCCGTCAATGTTCAGCGCACCTGTGCCGTAGGTCAGGACATTGGTGGCTACTGTGCCGATAAGAGGCTTTCGAGCTACAACAATAGGTTCGTGGGCTGGCTTGAGGGCAGTTCCCCAACCTTGCCATTGTTGGGCTTCAAGGGTTGCTGGGGAATTTTCTTGTTTTGTCCCGTGTTTTACTGGAACACTGTTTCCGCCGCCATAGTTGCCATGTCCTGAGGCGATACCACCGTCGAACGGCACTCTACTTCGCTCTGCTCCAGCAGCCTTGTCTATAGCCTTACTAACGTCAAGCGACTTGGGGAATCCTGAACCATACAGCCACATAATCTGGTCACGAATCTCAAACCCTGCA